TCAGAAACCGGATAGAGAGAATGGAAGATGAAAACGAGAAAGATGTGCTTACATACCGGTATCTGAGAGGAATGAAGTGGGAAGACATTGCTGTTAAGATGGGATATAGCTGGAGACGAATACATTATATACATAGCAAAGCGTTGGAAAATTTCAGGATTTAAAAAGTGCATAGAAGTGCACACAACATCTATGATATAGTGTATACGTGGTAAATCTGAAAGAGACATAATACTCCTTTGAAAATGTAGAACGGCAGCAGGGTGTCATAGCCTTGCTGCTGTATCAGGTTTGGACGGTAGCACCTTTACAGGAAAAAAGCATAGAGACCGTCAATTTTATAGAAAAAGAGCCGGGGTGATCAGTCCCGACTCTTTTCTTACTATTTGCTGGATAAAATGATAATTATAATGGCAGATATTAGCACTCCGTAAGTGATAAAAATATCTGGTGGAGTACGTATTAATAGAGTGTACGCATATTGGAAAATACGTTCTCCGTATGTACCCAGAACAAAAAGTAAAAAAGTTAAACTGATTTTTCTCATGACTTCATCCTCCTGTAAAAAAATATATATTCTTGGGCTATTACCGTTTTCGGACGTAATTCACCCAAGCAAGAGGATGACGACTAGAAAAAACCAGACAGAAAGAATGCATGAGGTAGTATCAGTAAACTACTTTATTAGGAATAAGTATGTAAGGGTTTTAACATTTGAATACATTTTCAATGATACCCGATATTATTATTGCCATAAGTCACCTCTTTCTGCTAATTTGGTACACTCCATTATTAAAATATCATATTCTTTAGAAAAAGTATAGATATGTTTTAATTTAACTAATATAGATTTACAAAACGAAACGAAAAGGAAGGTGAGGTGATTGCCACGAAAACCAGATGAAAGGATAGAAAAAGCAAAGGAAATGTTCCTGAAAGGCTTGAAGTTAGTTGAGATTGCAAGTCAACTAAACCTTCCAGAAGGGACAGTCCGAAGATGGAAAAGTACACATAAATGGGATAGCGAACGTTCGGATAAAAAAAGCGAACGTTCGGAAAGAAAAAAAGGCGGTCAACCAGGGAATAGAAACGCAGCAGGACATGGGGGAACAGGACCGCCAGGAAACAAAAACGCAGAAAAATATGGATTTTTTTCAAAGTATCTCCCGGATGAAACTAGGGAGATTTTTTCAGCTATAGAAGAGGCAGATCCATTAGAGCTTCTCTGGCATCAGATACAACTTGCGTATGCCGCCATTATTCGAGCACAGAAGATTGCTTATGTAAAAGACCAGGAAGACAAAACTATTGAAAAAATTGAAGAGAAAAATGGAAATGTCTTTGGAGAAAAATGGGAAGTGCAGCAGGCATGGGATAAACAGAATGAATTCTTAAAAGCACAGGCCAGAGCGCAGGGAGAACTTCGTTCCCTTATTAAGCAATATGATGAAATGCTGCATAAAAACTGGGATATGGCTACAGAAGAACAGAAAGCCAGAATTGCAGCTCTAAGAGCTAAAACAGAAAAAGAAGATGAAGGACCAATTCAGATTACATTTATGAAAGCAAGTGAGAAAAATGGATAATAAAGAAGTAGTATTTGCTTTAAACGACCACTTCTATGATTTTATAGATAACTGGGAACATAAATTTTATTTCCTTGTAGGAGGATATGGAAGTTCAAAAAGTTATCATGTGGCGGTAAAATTGATTAAGAAACTTCTGCAAGAGAAAAGAAAAGCTCTGGCAATCAGGGAGGTCTTTGATACCATCAGGGACTCTTGCTTTGATTTGTTGGAAGAGGTAGCAAATGCAATGGGAGTGGAAGAATATCTTACTTTCACAACCAGTCCCATGCAGGTAAGGTTTAAGAATGGCAGCAGGATTATCTTTAAAGGAATGGATAAGCCGGCAAAACTGAAATCTTTGAATGGTGTATCGGTTGTATGGATTGAGGAATGCTCTGAAGTGAAATATGAGGGCTTCAAAGAGATTTTAGGCCGTTTAAGACATCCAACGCTAAGCAACCACATTATTTTATCTACTAATCCAGTAAGCAAAAGCAACTGGTGTTATAAGCATTTCTTCCAGGATAGAAAAAACAATGTTTTGATATTGGATGATGAAGAACTATATAGAAAGAGGATTATGATTGTCGGAAACACGTATTATCATCACAGTACGGTGGATGACAATTTTTTTGTGCCTGCATCCTACGTGGAGCAGTTAGATGATTTACAGGTGCATGACCCTGATTTGTATAGGGTAGCAAGAAAAGGACAATTTGGAATTAACGGAACCTTGGTATTCCCACAATTTGAAGTACAACCACATGAAAAAGTGCTGGAGCTTATGAAGACAGTAAAAAGCCCATTGGAAAAGAATGGAATGGACTTCGGTTTTGTAACCTCCTATAATGCTGCACTTCGGATGTTAATAGACCACGAAGAAAAGATACTTTACATTTACAGAGAGTATTACAGTCGGAATAAAACAGACCCAGAGATTGCAGAGGATATGGAAGACTGGAAAGATATTGTAATAAAGGCAGATTGTGCAGAACCAAAAGCAATTAAATTCTATAAGCAGGCAGGCTTCCGGATGAAAGCCTGTAAGAAATTTAAAGGCAGCAGGTCTATGTATACAAAGAAAGTAAAGCGCTTTAAAAAAATAATATGCTCTGATGCCTGTCCGAATACCATTGACGAGCTGAAAGAATTAACCTTTGCCGTAGATAAAGATGGTGAAATCATAGAAGATGAATTTAACATTGATCCACATACGTTATCTGCAATCTGGTATGGCTTAGATGACTATGAGGTATCAAACTTAAAAGGCGGTGGAATACAGTCAAAATGGTAAAAGAATTATGGAAAAAAATAAAGAAAGGGGTGAAAGCAGGTATGGCAGCAGTAAAAGAAAGCAATGAGCTTACAGACAATCGGATTGTAAATTTGATTAGTGAGTTTGAAGCTTCTGACAAAATGAAATGGGCAAAATATGGAGAACAGTATTATTCCGTAGAAAATGACATCTTGAACCGCAGAATGATAAGAAAAGTAGATGGAAAAGAAGTAGAGGAGTCTTATAAGTCAAATAATAAGCTTGCTCATGCAAAGTATAAGAACCAGGTAGATGAAAAGATTGCCTATTTGCTTTCTAAGCCTGTAACCTACAAAAGCGAAAACGAACAATATACAGAGAAAGTAAAAAATATATTGGGAAAACATTTCCAGCACCAGCTTACGGAACTCGGATATGAAGCTACAAACAAGAGTATTGGCTGGTTGCATCCATACATAGATGAGAATGGGGAATTTAAAACCATGGTCATTCCGTTCGAACAATGCATTCCAATCTGGAAAGACCGAACACACTTAGAATTAACAGCCTTTATCCGGCATTACAGTAGCCAGATATGGGAAAATAACCAATTAAAGACCATTACAAATGTGGAGGTGTGGATAGAAGAAGGTGTTACATACTACCGCTTAGATGGAAACCTTCTTATATACGATAGTATCAACAGTCAGGATGAAGCAGGAGAGGTATCACATTTTAAAAACAATAATATTTGGCAATCATGGGGTAAAATACCATTTATTCCATTTAAAAATAACTGGAAGGAAATGCCGGACATTAAAGCAGTAAAAAGTCTGATAGATGGATATGATGAGGGCAGAAGTGAAGCTGCAAACTATGTGGAAGATGTGAAAAACCTTATTTTTATATTAAAGGGATATGGCGGAGCAAATCTTGGAGAATTTATGCAGGATTTGAATTATTATCGTGCAGTGAAGATTGACGATCCGGAAGACGGAGGAGTAGATACCATTACCCCTACCATGGATATTACAGCGATACAAAGTCATTACGAGCAGTTAAAAAGAGACATTATCGAAGACGGGCAGTCCGTAAATAAGGACTTAGATAAATACGGAAATTCACCTTCCGGGGTAGCTCTAAAGTTTATGTATGCAGGTTTAGATTTAAAATGCAATCTATTGGAAGCAGAATTTAAAATTGCTTTTGAAATGCTGTTGTATTTTGTAGACGTTTATTTGGAAATGAAAGGGCATGGAAACTTTAAACAGGAAGAATTAGAACTGGTATTTAACCGGAATATGACAATCAATGAAACGGAAGCAATACAGAACTGTAAGATTTCAGAGGGGACAATTTCCAATAAGACAATTCTTGCGCATCATCCGTTTGTAAATGATGTAGAAGAAGAACTGGAAGCAGTAAAGGAGCAGGAAGAAGCAGAAGGACCTGAGTGGGACAAGGTTCCAACGAAAGGCAGCGAAGTAGATGAAGAATAATGAGTACTGGGAAAAGCGAATAGCAGAAAAAACATGGAATATTTATAATTCTACAGAAGAAAATAACAGAAGGTTAATAGAACTATATCAGGATGCAAGCCGAAAAATTAGGGAAGAACTATATGAGATTGCAGAACAGTTAAGTAAAAATGGAACGCTAAGTCGAACAGAGATGTATCGGCAGCAGCATTTACAGAAGCTAGAGAAGAAGTACAGAAAAATCCTTTATGAGCTTGTAAGAAAGATAGAAGAATTTGCCATGGAGAACATGGAACAGGGGATGCAGGAAGTATACAAACAGATTTCCATAGCCATAGAGGTTCCGGAGTTTTCTCTTCCAGACAAGGAACTGATGCAGAAACTTATAGAAGAACCATGGAGAGGTGGGAATTTTTCAAATAGACTATGGAAAAATCAACAGAAACTCATGAAAGCTTTAAAGAACGTCCTTATTGCAGGAATACAGCAAGGGAAAAATATCACAGACATGGCGGTAGAATTAAATGCTGTTATGGGAAAAGGCTTCTATGCAGCTCACAGGCTTGTTAGAACAGAGACTATGCACTGCCTAAATCAATCGTGCTTACAGCGTTATAAAGATGCAGAAATAAAGAAAGTACGTTTTTGGGCGGCAAAAGATGAAAGAACCTGCGAGATATGCGGAGCTATGCACGAGAAAGAATATGACATAGACAAAGCTCCGGCTCTTCCGGTACATCCGAATTGCAGATGCACCTATTTGCCTGTTATAGAAAATAATATTGCGGAAACTTTAAATTCTGATATAATCTAATCATATTATTTAAACAGAGGAGAAAGAATATGAAAAAGAAAATATGTACTTTATTGGTAGCAGTTATGTGTTGCGGAGCGATAGTTGGTTGCGGTGATAAAGAGACAGAGTCAGAAACACCAGTGAAAAATAATGAACAGGTTACAGAAAAGACAGAGCAGGAAAACACAACTGACGAGGAAATAGGAAATAAGGATGATACGGAAGTAAATGAAGTATCAGCAGAGGAAGAGGCAGCTTTAGAGAAAGAGCGTGAAGAAAGTTTGACAGTATATGCGGATATGATTGCGGAAATTAAACAAGAATTTCCAGAGTTAGATATACAGTATATTGTCGGAAAAGATAATGGCGGAAAAGATATGTCAATACATTTAGAATTGCAAGAAAGCAAGGATGCAACATATAATATAGTATCTACATTCTTAGTTGCCAAGGAAACGCTTTTGAATAATAATGGTATAACAGATATTTCTGTTTTTGTTAATAATCAAGGAAAAAACGAAGGGATTTTATTATTCCAAAATGAAAGTGGAAGATTTAATCCAACGGTAAATACATTGTAATGAATTGAACCACTTGTTTCGACAAGTGGTTTTCTTATATCCATTTTTAAGAAAGGAAAGGTATGAAGTTAATTGAATATCGGGGAGAAGTCCTGTCAGGGTATGTTCCTGACCTCCCCAAGAAGAACGGAAGACACAGCGAAATACTGTGTCTTATTTTAATTTCATAGGTAGGATGGAATAATTTTGAAAAACCTCTTGACTTTTGGCAGACATAATATATAATATGAATTATGGCAGACAAAAGAAAGGAGGAAAGAAAATGTCACCAAGAACAGGGCGTCCAACTGATAACCCTAAAAGGGAACGCATTACAGTAAGGCTTGATGAAGAAGCAAGAGAAATTCTTGAAAATTATTGCAAGCAAGAAGAATGTGAAAGAGCTGAAGCTATTAGACGTGGGGTTAAAAAGTTGAAGGACGACATAAAAAAATAGAAGTTGCGCCCCTACCACAGATTGCAACTTCTATATCACACGAGGAACTTCCTCTATGAAATATTTTATCATAATTGGAAGCTCCTTGCAAATTATTTTTAAGGAGATTAGGAATATGAATGAAATTACGAGTATAGTAACACAGACACCGATTGAGATTGCTTTAGGTATTGATGAAAACGGAATGACGACAACTAAAAAAATTGTATGAGTTTCTTGGAATGGACTTGAAGAATTATTCTCGTTGGCTTAGAAGTAACATTACAGAGAATGAATTTGCTGAAGAAAACGTGGATTATTGGGTTTTCGTCAAGAATGAAGAAAACCACTTAGGTGGTAGACCGACGCAGGATTATAAACTCTCTGCTCATTTTGCAAAGAAACTTTCTATGATGGCAAGGAGCGAGAGAGGTGAACAGGCTCGCCAGTATTTTGTTAGAGTAGAAGATGGAATGAAGGAGATTGCTCTCCAGCTTCAAAATATGTCTCCAGAACTGCAAGCAATCATTATGCACGATAAGAAAATACAAAGAGTAGAAAATGAAGTGGAGTCTGTTAAACAAGATTTGGAAGACTTTAAAATGGATATGCCAATTTTAGGTATTGAAATTGATAAAATCACATCTGCGGTTAAAAAGAAAGGTGTACAATGCCTTGGCGGAAAAGAAAGCAATTCTTATAAAGATAAGTCTTTGCGTGGAAAAATCTATCATGATATTTATAGAGAATTAAAAAGACAGTTTGGTGTCAGTACATACAAAGCAATTAAGAGAAATCAGTGCGATATCGCAATAGAGGTTATCAATAAATATGAACTTCCGTATATTTTGGCAGAACAGGTAGATGACTGCAATGCGCAGATGAATATGGAGGTGGCGTAAAATGACAGAGCGCCAATGTTTTGAACAATGTATACCTCAGATAGCAGAAATCATTATAGAAGCAAGAAAAATGACAGCAAAAGAATATTATGAATGGAAAGCAGAAACTATTCGTAATATGAATGGAAAATTAACAGAGTTTATGAAAAAGATATTTCTTGTTATAGAGGAATATCTACCAGCACTTAATTAACAATACAGTAATCAGAGCATCTATCAAAATGGTAGGTGCTCTTTTTATACCCTTTTTTACAGGTTGCAGGGTATAAAGAACAACGATACAGCCCAGTACCGGGAGAACCGGTATAAAAATCTATGGAGGTAGAAAGGATGGATTGGTTACAGAAAATCTTATCAAACGCAGTTTACGGAGAAGATGGGAAGCTTGATGTTGCAGCAACCATGAAGAAAATCAATGAGGAAGCTCCGAAACACATTATTCCGAAAGAGCAGTATAACGGGAAAATGAAAGAGCTTGAGACTGCTAATGCAACTATCAAGAATTTGGAAAAAAACAATAAGGATAATCCAGAATTGCAAAATGCTATCAAAGAGCATGAAAAGGCAATGAATAAGCTGAAAGAAGACCATGCAGCGGAAATTAAAGGCATGCGTATTGACTCGGCAATTTCAAAACTGCTTACAGAGAACCATGCAAAATATCCAGAACTTCTTTCCGGGAAGTTTGATAGGGGTAAGCTGCAGGTAACAGAAGACGGGCAGGTTATCGGACTTGATGAGCAGTTAAAAGGAATTACAGAAACATACAAGGATATGTTTAGTAGCACTGTATCAGGCAAAACCCCACCAAATCCAGATGGAAGAAGAACAGAAAACACATTTGAAGCACTTGTAAACAACGCTGATAATATGACTGCCGAGGAAGTGGCAGCACAGTTTGAAGCATTAGCAAAACAGTAAGAAAGAGAGGAAAAGAAATATGTCAGTAGATAATTTTAAACCAACGCTTTGGGAAGGAGCTTTAATTGCAAACTTTCATTCTGTGTCTATTGCAGATGTGTTGGCAACAAGACCAACAGAAATTAAAGGAAATAAGGTTATTTTTAACCGCATTGCTGGAGGAACATTAAAAGATTATGAGGGTCAGGTTGACTGGGAAGACATCAATACAACACCAGTAGAAATGCTGTTTGATAAAAAGAAATACTTTGCCTTTGCTTTGGATGATGTAGATAAGGTTCAGTTAAGAAGTGAAGTTATGACAGCAACCACAAAGGAACACGCAGCAGTTTTGGCGGAAACATACGATAAGGATTTTTTTGCTGCATTAGAAGCAGGAACAAAAATTAAAATCGGTTCTGCAGGAACGAAAAAGAAAGTCACCCCTGCAAGTGCTTATGATTACATTGTAGATATGGGAACAGAGCTTTCCAAAAAGAAAGTACCGAAAACAAACCGTTTTGTAACGGTAAATGCAGAATATCTGGGACTTTTGAGTAAGGACAAGCGTTTTACTGCAAATCCGAAGGTTTTGGAGAATGGAGTAGTAGAAGGGCAAACAATCAACGGCATGCAGGTGATGTGTTCTGAAGAACTTCCGAAAAATGTTGTTCTTGCTAATCACAAATCTGCTATCGGAGCAGCAAAACAGTTGGAAGAAATGGAGGCTATGCGTTTACAGAGCAAATTTGCAGATGGAATTCGTGGTCTTTGTGTCTACGGAGATAAAGTCCTGCGTGAAGATGCCAGCGTAGCTTTGTACTACGAAATTGGAACATCTGCAGATGATGCACCGATTAGTGTATTAGTTTCTAATACAGATAAAAATCCTGTACATACAAAAACAGTTTCATAAAGAGGGGAAAATTCCCCTCTTTAGAGGTGAATATGAATAAAGAGAAAATTTTAAGTCTTTTAAGCCAAAAAGAAGGGATGCCAGAGGAAAGTTTATTAAGAGATACCTTGGAGGATTGTATAGAAGATTTGAAAGAACTTCTTCATGCGGATGAGTTAGGAGAGGAACATAGTTCTATCTTAAAAGAATTGGTAATCATTAAGGTAAACCGGGAAGGCACAGAGGGCATCCAGTCAGAGAATTTTAATGGTGTCAGCACAACGTATCTGGAAGACTTGCCAAAATCACTAATGCGCAAGATACGTGCAAAAAGAAGATTGCCGAGGTGACGAAATGGCGATTGCAAGAGATATGAAAACCAGTTCTTTACTGGAAAAGAAGAAACCAAGAACACCTTCAGGCGCAGAAAAGGAAAACTGGGAAAAGAAAAAGAATATCCGTATAGCAGTATATAAGAAAAACGATATGCTGAAATACGGAAGCGAAAGATACAACGATGCAAGCCATGTGGGATTGACACACGAAAAAGGAATTAAAGCAGGAAAACATAAAGTGAATTATCTTGGAAAGGAAATGAATGTGCTGGAATGCAATGAAGATGGGCGTTTATCGGTTTTAATTTTAAAAGAGGTGGAAACAGATGCCTGATAATGAAGAATGGGCAAAAAGCATAGAAAACGCAACGACAGAGATAATTAACAAGCAGGTAAAGAAAATGCAGAAAGCCTGTCTGCTTGTCGAGACTGAAGCAAAAGCGCAATGTCCTGTAGATATGGGAGCTTTAAGAGCTTCTATTCACTCTGAGGTAGAAGTAACACCAGAAGCGATTGTAGGACGCATAGGAAGTCAATTAGAATACGCTCCTTATGTACATCAGGGAACTGGTATCTATGCAAAGGAAGGGAATGGAAGAAAGACACCGTGGAAGTGGTATGGAAAAATAGGAAAATACAAAGGCTGGCACACCACAGACGGGCAGAAGCCACAGCCTTTCCTGCAGAAAGCTATTACTTCTTGTAGAAGCAAGATACAAAGCATTTTAAAAGGGTAGAAGATGGAAAAAGATATAAAAGAATTTATCGAAAAAGAAATTCCGGAGCTTTCCGGAAAACTGTATCCAATTTTTACAACGAGGCTGGATTGTCTTAGCGTAGCATATACATTTACTCCTCTAATGGGAGGCCACGTAAAGCAGAGTCAGTTGGAGCTAAAAGTTATTAGCAAAGATTATGACGAAACAAAAGAAATGGAAGGTAAATTAAATAATTTATTGGATATGGAAGAGGATGAAAGTTTCCAGAAGACGGGAAATACTTATTTTCATTCAGAGCTTTCAGGAGGCGGTACATTATTTAATCCTGAGTGTGAACGATTTGAAAATACATTGCTTTATATCATTGATTGGAGGTAAGAAACATGAAAAATAAAGATGAAATTTTATTGGGGGCAGGGGAAGTTTACTTATATGAGTTTAAAGGAACAGCAGTTCCAGAGGACTCAGAAATTGAAACATCAGAGCATAATGTAGGACATTGCTCTGGAGGGTTTACAGTTAATTATAAGCCTACAAAATATGATGTTTTAAACCAGTATGAAAAAATTGTAAAATCTTTTATTACAAAAGAAGAAATCTCTGCAAAAACAGGGGTGCTGACATGGGATTTGAAAAATTTGGAAATGTTGTCTACTGCTGAGTATACAGAGGATAAAAGCGGCAAAAAAGAGAAGAAGCTTATCTTTACCGGAAAAGGTAAAGCTTTAAAAACGGTATTACTGCAGTTCGTACATGAGAAAGAGAATGGAAAGAAAGTCCGCTTTACTATGATCGGACAGGGAGGCTCTGGTTTTGCGATTGAATTTGCGCAGAAAGAGATTGTTGTAGACGCAGAAATAACTGCAATTTCGAAAGTCGATGGATTTTTGGCATCATTTAGAGAGGAAATGGATGAAGCTGAATTAGCTGCATTAGTAAGAAAAGGAGAATAAAAATGTTAGATTTAGATAAATACATGGAAATTTCAAAGAAAGTAAAAGTTCTGGGAATGGAGCTGAATGTCAAACAGCCCACGGTTGCCATGATTGAAAGAGTAAATACCATCGAAAGAAATCTGACAGAAGAAAATATTTTAGAAAAGAGAGTAGAAGTTGCAGAAATTATTGTAAACAATAATCGTGAAGGCGTTAAGATTGAGAAAAAACAGTTAAAAGAACTGTCAAGAAGTGCCTTAGAACTTCTGATTGCAGTAAGCACAGGAATGATTAAGGAAGCAGATCAGGACCCAAACTAAAAATTCCCATTCCCAGCGGAGTAGTAGGAGACGCCATTGCAGACAAATACTTCAAAAGCGAGGAATGGGAAAAAACGTATACATTAAAGACCGGAATACTTCGAAGAATACAGAGGTATTCCGGTTTGAATTTTAAAGAAATCCTAGATTTACCATATTCCTTCTTTTTACTGCTTAACAGAGAAAGCTGGATTGAAAGCTGGAAAACTCCACAAGGAGCAGAATTTTTAAAGGATTTATGGAGATTACAGCAGACAAAAGCAGACTTAGAAGCAGTACGCAGACATGAAGGGAGGGAATAAAATGTTTGGAGGATTAAAACTTGCACCTTTACTGACAGAGATAAAGGTGAATATAAAGAGCTTTAAGGATGATATGGAGGCTGCAAAGGCGGTAGGAACTGCAAAAGCAGAGGAAATATCAAAAGCTTTGTCCGGTACTACGAAAGCGGGGGAGCAATTAGCAAAAGTAGGTGGTGTGCTTACAAAAGGGCTGACGGTTCCTATCGTTGGAGCAGGTACAGCGGCAGTGAAATTGGCTATGGATTTTGAAGACTCTATGGCAAAGGTTTCTACGATTGCAGACACCACAAAAGTCCCTATTGGGGATTTAAAGAAAGGGATCATAGAACTGTCAAGCGAGACAGGAGAGTCCGCAACAGAACTTAATGAAGCCTTGTATGAGGCCATTTCCGCTTCCGTGGATACTGCAGACGCAGTGGACTTTTTGCACGTTGCAACGATGGCAGCAGTAGGAGGTTTTACAGATAATGCTACGGCGGTAAATGGACTTACCACTGTCCTGAATTCTTACGGTATGGAAGCGGAAAAAGCGGAAGAAATCGCAAATCAGATGTTGATTACCCAGAATTTAGGTAAAACAACATTTGGAGAATTGGCAGCTTCTATGGGGCAGGTCACACCGGTAGCGGCAAGTTTAGGTGTGGCAACAGAAGAACTGTTTTCTTCTCTTGCAGTTACCACAGCGCAAGGTCTTGGGACAAGTGAATCTATCACTGCATTAAAAGGCGCAATGAGCAATATTATAAAGCCTACAACAGAAGCATCAGAGGCGGCAGAAGCCTTGGGAATAGATTTTTCTGTTTCTGCACTGCAAAGTAAAGGCTGGATTGGATTTTTACAGGATTTAAGGAACCAGTTAGGACAGGCGGCACCAGAGTACGCAGAACTGGCGGATGCTGTATCGGAAGGAACGGCAAGATTAAATGAAATGGAAAAAGCCGGACAGAAAAATACAGAGGAATACAAAAATCTGAAAAAAGAAGTAGATGCATCTACAAAATCTATGGAAGCAATCGCACAGGCAAATGACTCTACAATCGGAGGATTTGCCACTATGTTTGGTTCTGTGGAAGGGTTAAACTCTGTATTGATGTTGACATCGGAACAGGGTATGCAGAAATACAACGAAGCTATGGTTGAAATGGGTAGCAATACCACAGCTTTAAGAGATGCTTACGATAAAATGGATGAAGCTCCGGGGAGAAAGATGCAGAAAGCGTTGAATGAGATTAAAAACGCTGGAATTGAAATGGGTGATAATCTGCTTCCGATTGTAAGTGACGTAGTAGATGTAGTAAGAGATGCTACGAAACGTTTTTCCCAACTTTCTGAGGAGCAGCAGGACAATATTTTGAAGTGGGCAGGCATAGGAGCGGCAGCAGGACCGGCATTAAGTGTTCTGGGCAAGGGAATTACCGCTTTTACATCTCTTTCTAAGATGATAGGAGCAACAAGTGCAGCTTTAGGAGTGACCGGATTTAGTGGCGCTTTAACAGCAGCAGGGGCTTTGTTGGGACCGGTAGCCATAGGAGCAGCGGCAGTAGGTACAGGTATTTATGCTATCCATGAACAAAGCCAGCTTATGAACCGAACAGTGGCAGACAGCAGAGAAGAATTAAGCGGTATGGAAAAAATCCTTGCAGATTTGCAGGGCGTAGAAGTGAAGTCCAGAAAAGAACTGGAAGAATTAGGAATTGTACATAAGGAATTCAGCGATACATTAAGTACAGAATTTCAGGAGGCGGTAAAAGCATCTACGAAAAAAGTAGAGGAATTTAACGTCTATTTAAGAGAAATTGGATTTGATGATGTTATCACGGAGGAGGAGTCCCAAGAATTTGAAACAAGGGTAAGCCGGATGTGTGATGAAGTTATTCAGACTATCCAAAGTAAACGAGACGAGTCCCAGTCTGCTTTAAAAGAATTGTTTGTTGCAAACGACCAAGTAGTTGACGAAGGCGAACAGAAGGTGCTGGAAATCCTTTCAAAGTCCAGCGAAAACCAGATAAAAGAAGTTGAGGAACTGAAAAGTGAAATTCTTGAAATTAAAGGAAAGGCAGTGGAAGAAGGCAGAGACTTAAACGAGCAGGAGATAAAAGATATTGAAGAAAAGAATGCCCGTATCCGTCAAATAGAACTGGAAAGCGTAGGTGGTACTCAGGAAGAAATTGCTTATGCAAAGAATGAGTTTCTTGCCAGAATAGAGAAAATGGACTTAGACAGTGCATCAAAGCTGATGCAGGAGAAAGTAAAGCTCCGTGATGAAGAAATCGTACAGATAAAGGCATCATACGATACCCAGATACAGATGTTAAAAAACAGTCTGGAAGGAAAGTCTTTTGAGGAACGTGCTGCTATTGAAACTCAGATTAGAGCTTTAGAAACAGACAGAGATAATAAAATCAAAATTCAAAATGATTTATATGAAGAATATTTGAATATTATCGAAGAAAATAATCCGAAACTTTTGGATGAGATTAACGAATATAACGGCGAAGTTCTTACACTGGAAGAAAAAAAGAGCAGAGAAAAACTGGAAATAGTAAAGGGCGAATATGCTGATCTAGGACAGATTACCGAAAGTGGATGCTACTATATGTATAATACAGTCAAAGATAGATATGAACAGGTGGCTGTTGTTGTAGATGAAACCACCGGAGATATCGTAGCGGTACATAACAATACTAGAAATGAAACTACCTCAGCATGGAATGAGGTGGGGGAAGCTGCCAAAAAAATGGCTCAAAAAGAAGACGCTGCATTTAAGTTGGTAGTAGGAGCACACATGAAATATAATGCTTCTTCAGGAACAGTAATAGATTCTGCTACTGGAATAGAATATGCATTTAAAGACGTGCAGGAACAGGCAGATGGTACCCGAACAGGAATTATAGATTTGAATGGAACTCCGGTGGAAATACAAGTTTATAAAGACGGGACGATTAAAGCGTTAGATGAAATTAACACAGCGGCAAATAACGCTGCCAGAACCAGATATATTACATTTCTACCGAATTATGAAAGCTCAACAAGCTTTAATAAATACAATGAGTGGAGAAATAATAATGCAGGTTCTTTTTATAATGGTTTAGATAATGTACCTTATGATGGATTTCAAGCAGTGCTACATAAAGGTGAAAGAGTTTTAACAGCAGAAGAGAATAAGAGTTATTCTTCGAAGATGGAAATTGATTACAGCAAGATGGAACAGTGCATGCGTGCTGCTGTAAGAGAGCTGACATTGGAGATTGGAAGCAGAAAATTTGGCAGAATTATTGATGATAGATTAAGAGAAAGGCGGCTGATATAGTGGATATTTTTTATGAAAATCATATCGGAGAACGCATTGATTTGAATTCAGAAAACATCATTCTGCAATATCAGGAGTTTTTTAATTATTCATGGGATGCTACAATACGAAATCGGAAGATTAAAGGTTTTAAAAGAGATAGTGCAACATTGCCCGTAACGGTAGCAGTTACAGCAGAAACAGAAGATGAATATCTGCAAATTATAGAAGAATTTTACCGAATTACAGAAAAGGATATTTTAGCAGTAGCTCCGGGGAAATTATATATAAATGAATACTATCTAAGATGTTACATTTCCGGAGATATCAAACAGGATGCGTTTAAAGGGATTTTGTTTCAAATAAAAAACTTAACGCTTGTAACAGATTACCCTTTCTGGATTAAAGAAACCACATACCAGTACCTTTCAGAGCCACTGGAGGCAGTGAAATACACAGACTTAGAAGCAGGCATCATGTTCCCAGAATTTCCTTTCGATTTCGCTCCGGTGCGGGGTGAAAAAATACTGGAAAATCCATCTTTTACAGACTCTAATTTTATCATGACAATCTACGGATTTGCAGAAGGTCCGCAGGTAAGTATAGCTGGACACCCTTACCGGGTGGAGACTACCATATACGAGGGCGAACGTCTTGTAATAGACAGCAAAAAAGGCACTGCTAAGAAGATTGGAAGACTTGGAGAAGTAGTGGATTGTTACAATGCAAGACAGAAAGATTATTCTATATTTAAAAAGATACCGGCAGGATTAAATGTATTCCAGTGGTCCGGAGGTTTTGGTGTGGATATTACGCTGTTCGATGAAAGGAGTGAACCAAAATGGAGTTTATAGTGTGCGATGCACAGAAAATGGAATTAGGCTTGCTGTCGGAAAGTGTATCTGTGGATTTAGATATTGGAGATACGAACGATGCAGAAATTATAGCAGAAAAAGGATATCTGAATTACGGAATGTACCTTATCTGTCCTGGAACAGAATACGGGGTGTTACTGGAAGAAAAAGACAGTTGGACGAGCGGTGTAGAAGAAACATGGAAAGGAAATACCTTTCGTGGATTTTTGAAGCATTTTATTGTATGTCCTCCTTCTGGGGAGGATTATTTAAAAGTAAATGGAGATGCACACGATATTTTAAGGCAGGTATTAGGCAACGCTTTTGATGGGATGTTTGTTATCCCGGAGTTGCCTAGTGGAATTGCCTTAAATGGCAACTTTGACCGTTACACCGATGCACTTACCGGATTTACAAAGCTTTTAGATGCAAAGGGTGCAAGATTAAATATAGAGATTAAACAAGGAGGTTCAAACGAGCCTTTTTTTGTTGTTCTTTCCGCAATACCAAAAAGCAATCTGTCCGCAGAAATTGAGTATTCTCAGGATTCTAAAGTGGCAGTACATTTCGCAGAGTCTAGGCGTGGCATTAACCACTTAATCTGTCTGGGAAAGGGCGAATTAAAAGACAGACAAGTGGTACATCTCTACGCACAGAAAGATGGAAGTATTGCACAGGATAAACCTTATTACACAGGTTTAAAAGAGCGTACAGCCGTCTATGACTACAAAGACGTGGAAAGCTTAGAAGAGCTTATAAAAGGCGGTACAGAGCGTTTAAAAGAGCTTATGGACTATCGGAAAATGGAAATGGATGTGCAAGACTTAGAAACACAGATAGGAGATACCATTGCCGGCAGAGATTACGACACAGGCTTTTATTTACAGAAACCGATTACCGGAAAGATTGTCAGAGTACAGGACGGCGAAATCTCTGTGGAGTACAAAGTGGAAGGAGAGAATTAAGTGGAATTAGTAACAGCATATACAGGAAAAAACCATGTTACTGCCGCTCAGATAGCAGATTTTAACCGTGGAATTTATGGAAACGCTGCTATTTTGGATGTGGGAAACAAGCTGGAAGCATCCATACAGACAGCGAACAGGATTACAATCAAGGACGGCGTAGCAGTCTTTGATGGGCGAGAAGTCTATGTGGCTTATGGGAAAAATGAAACTGTGAATATCACATCCGGGACGCAAGGAATGAAACGATACGACATTATTGCAGTAGTCTACGAAAAAGATGCAAGAACCGAAGTGGAAAAAGTAACATTAAAAGTAATTACTGGAACACCTAATACAATGCATCCGTCTGACCCTCAAATAAATAACTTAGATATCCGCACAGGTGTATTAAAAAGCGAAAAACCGCTGTACCGGGTATGCTTAAATGGAACAGCAATAGAAAGCATAGACAGTCTTGTGGAGCTTAAAGGGTTTCAAAAACACGTTTTTTCTCCTCCGGTAAAAATCTTAAATGCACCGGGAGAGGGATTTGCTTTGGATGCTATTGTTGCGAAAAAATTAAAAGAAATGATAGATGCTTTAAGTGCAAGAGTGCAGAACCACTTTCACAGAACTGGTGCTACTGCTTATTCTGGTTATTATAAATCTTCTTGGACATTAACGACAGAGTATCAAGATATTGGAAATACTGTTTCATGGGATGACACTTATTATCAAATATCTCCGGGTAATACGGCGATAACTGTTAAAGAAGGTGGCTTATACCTTATAACAGCTTCTATCGTTGTGAAAGCTGATAATTATGACAATATATGGATGAAGCTATTAAAAAATAATACTGCTGAACTACATACAATGGTAACTGTTGCAAATGGATATACTACAGTACAGTGTTTTACCTCTGCAACATTAACAACAAATGATAAAATTTCTGTTCAGCTGGCTAAAAGTTCAGAAGGTGTAAATGTAACTTGTGATGGCGGCGGATATTTGCAGCTTATTAAATTAACTTAGGAGGCGCTATGGACAATAAGATTGTAACAGCACGATTTGCTACTGATGATAATTATGTAAATGTCTATGATGTATACCAGTGGGATTACGGGCAAGTCCTCCGTATCGAGGGATTAAAATTGCCCAATATGGTAGAAATCCATTTTTCTTTGCAAGAAACTTCCGGAGAAGCCAAAACTCGTATCGGGGTAACAAAAGATGGTGTTACAGATGTAGTGATTCCGGATAGTTTTCTGGAAAATGAGGGCATTGGAGATGACTATAAAATTTTTGCATGGATATACATCGCAGACAAAGACAGTGGCAGCACAGAATATAAAATTACTATACATATAAAGGCAAGAGCTAAACCGGAAATTACACATGGCGGACAAGATGGAGAAGTATTCCAGGAAGCTGTAGAAGCAGTTCGAGATGCCGCAGCACGTGCTGCAGAGTCGGAAAAACAAGCGGAAGGCTGGGCACATGGTAGAGAAGACTTGCCGGAACGTGCCGAAGACAATGCGAAATATTACGCTGGAGAAGCCGAAAAGATAGCAAGGGAAATTCCGGGACAGGTAGAAGATGCAAAAGCCGAAATTGATGCTTATGTAAGGGGCAAGGAAGAAGTTTTAAAAGGAGATACCGGGAACGTCTATTTCGCCGCTTTTAAGGTGGTAAATGGACGCTTAAAAATGTATTCCGACCCGGAGATTGACAAGGTGCGATTTGTCAGGGCAGGAAGCCGCTTGCTCTATAGACTAAATTTTTAAGGAGGTAAAAATGCAGACAGAAAATCATTACACGGAAACGGATTTAGGAAATGTCTCTCCAAATCCAAAAGGAAATTATGACAATGCTGCGAAATATGAGTTTTTAGACCTTGTAACCATGCAGGGTGGCTCTTATTTGTGCGTAATCCCAGTAGGGCAGACCATTACCGGGACAGCGCCAGAACCGGGGAAAACCACAGAGCATTGGCAGTGCCTTACTATGCCCGGGGATATGACACCGCAATACACAGAGGCACACGATAAAGTAGTGCGTCTGGCAAAAGAAGTAGCACAGAATACTACGAAAGTAGCAGAAGACAAGCAGTCTGTAGCGCAGATGGAAGCAGATGTAAGACAATTAAAAGAGCAGACAGCAGAAAGTGCTAGACAGGCAGAGGGCAGTAAAGACAGTGCTGCCGGAAGTGCCAGAGAGGCAAAAAAGGCAGAGGAAAGCGCCAGACAGGCGGAGAACAATGTAAGGACGCTGGTAAATGGATTTGATACCCACGTGGAAGAAAAAACCACAGAAGCCACACAGGTGATTGCAGAAACCAAAGACGATGCGATACAGGCAATAGGAAGACAGGAAGCTGCATCGGTGCAGGAGGTAAAAGCTCAGACAGGAGCGTACATTACCGAACAGAAAAATCTTGCAAAGCAGGAACTGGATGATAAAGTAAAACAGTTTGAATTAGATGTAGATGCTATTAAAACAGAAGTTACCGAAGAAGGTACGAAACAGATTAAAGCGGTGCAAGACGCTACCGTAACAGAGCTTGCAAAGATTACCGAAAAAGGCACAGAGCAGACAGGACTTGTAACAGCGGAAGGAAATAAACAGGTACAGGCAGTACAGACAGCAGCGCAGGAGATTGCTGCAGATAGGGAGCAGATACAGAAAAACAAAGCTGATATCGCATCCCTTGCCCAGAATAAAGCCGATGCCATTGTTGACACAGCAAAAGGAGAATATATAGCGGTAAAGGATAGCTCGGGACATTTATTAGAAAATTTAAAAATTTTCGGTAAAACAGAACAAACAGCCTTACCAAGTCCAGAAAATCCACAAAAAATCATAAATAAAAAAATAAACAATATAGGCATATTTGGTAAAAATCTGTTAGTTGGAAGGTATTATTATGTTAGTTATGCGAGTAGCATAGGATATATAAAAAATGATTTGGTTCCAGAGCTTCCGTATACTCCACCAACGGAAACCAATGGTGTCGGAAAAATTATACATTGCAAAAAAGGAATGGAATATACCTTTTCGGTTACGAATCCAAATAATAATCATGTGCTTGGTGTGGTCGAATATGCAAGCGTTGAAGACGCTAAAAACCATAATAATAAAATAAATTATGCAGGAGAAGTCACGGGCGAAAAGATAACGTATACCGCATCAGGAAACGGCATCTTATTATGTTATATAGCCGGAAAGTGGACTGACGGGCACACGACTATACATACGTGTGCCGATACGGAACTTTTACAAGTAGAATTTGGAGCAAAAGCAACCAAATACGAATATAAAGAAAAACAAACTATCCAATTTTTAGAACCGATAACATTATGTGGTTTAAAAGTAGACTCTGGTGGAAATTATACAGATGCAACAGGACAACAGTGGGTATCTGATGTTATAGACTTAAAAAAAGGTAAGAGGACACAGTATATAGAAAAAATTACCTTAAATGGAACAGAAGATTTTGCATTACAAAGCATAAATACGCATGGAATAGCGAATTTTAATTATAGTTTACCAAAAGCGGCAGAAAATAAAATAGCGATATCGAACTATTTTAAGAAACAGGATACTGTAATCGCAGATACAACCACAGAAGGATTTATGATTGCTGCCGGCTACAGTCTGTATATAAGAGTAAAACAGGAAAGGGCAGAAACTGTGGAAAAGCTTAAAGAATGGCTGAAAACACACAATGTAACAGTTATATATGGATTAGCAGAACCCATCGAAAAAGACATCCCACAGGAAACTCTTACCGCCTACAAAAAGCTCCACAGTAATTATCCAAGCACGGTAGTACAAAATGATGTAGGTGCCGGTATGGAATTATCTTATGTAGCAGATACAAAAAATTACACAGATAATAAAATAAAGGAAGCTGTATCTGCACAGACACAGAGCCTTGCAAACCTTCTGTCTTTAATGCCTCTTTCCACACAAGCGGCAATGATAGAAGCAGATACTAATAACATTTTAGATAACATGGAGGTAGAAAAATGAACAGTACAGTAATCGTAAAACTTATGACAAACTTAATCGAAAAGAAATTTTATGACACAAAAGATGAAGCCATTGCAAAGCTGGACGTATATTTTGCCATGAACCGCATCTCTGAGGAAGAATATGCAACCCTTACACTGCTGGCGGAGGAAGTCTATGCACCGCAGGAGGAACTGATTTAACATGGGATATGTATTAACATTTACAGTGGGAAGTATTGCAGGAGTAGTAATTACTTGTTTAATACAGGCAAACAGAAAATAAAGAAATGAGCTGGACTGCTACTCGAACGACAAAAGGAAAAAATATACACAAGAGTATAAGCAATCCAGCTAAGATAAGTATACCTTATAGACAGAGAAAAACAAGATAAAACGTTCGACATTTTAAGACAGGAGAATATATGGAGATTAGAGCAAGACCTTAACAGGTCTTATTTTTATGCAAAAAAATAAAAAGAAAGAAGAAATAGAATGGGGAAAATCTTATTTGATACATACACAATTGCATTACCCTTTATCTTAGGGTACATTGTCTGGATTTTAAAGAACCAGAAAAAAGACAGGGATGCTAACAGCAAAGGGACTATGATGTTGTTAAGAGTACAGCTTATCGAATACCACGATAAGTATATGCGTCTGGGATATATTCCAACCTATGCATACCAGAACTTTGTAGAAATGTACGAAGCTTACCATGCTATGGGAGGAAATGGACTGGGAACACAGATGTATGAAGAAATTAAAACATTGGATATTAGAAACCTACACAGAGAGGAGATTGAAGGATAATGGAAATTTTATTAACAAACATGACAATTTTACTTGGAGTAATTGGGATTTTAGCGTTTGTGGTATCTGTTGTAGTGCAGGTATTTAAAGGAGTATCCGTCCTTAAAAAAATCCCAACCGATATTCTGGTATTTGTATTATCTATTGCGCTTACAGTAACAGCCTTTGTGGCTTATATGCAGTATGTGCAGCAGGCAATTTTGTGGTACATGATTATTGCGGCTATTCTGGCAGGATTATTGGTTGCCTTTGTGGCAATGTACGGCTGGGAAAAGGTCTCTGAACTTTGGAAAAGATTTTATAGAGGTAATGTAGAGGGTAAATAAGCCCTCTGTTTTGTTGCGCCGGCGCAATAGCCGGCAGAAAGGAGAAATGAAGTATGAATATTGTAGAAACAAACTTAAAATTTGGCTCTTTGAGCAAAAGAAGTAAAACAACACGCATTATCTTACATAATGCAGATGCTAAAAAATGCTCTGCGCAGGATATCCACCGCTGGCATAAGGAGCGTGGATGGGCCGGCATGGGCTACCATTTTCTTGTTCGCAAAGATGGCACAATCGAAAGAGGTAGACCGGAAAATACCGTAGGAGCACACGCTACCGGATGCAATTCCGACAGTATCGGCGTCTGCTTTGAGGGCGCATTTATGACAGAGCGTATGGGGCAGGTGCAGATTTCCGCAGGAAAAGAGCTTATTGCCCATTTAAAAAGTAAATATGGTATTAGCAAAGTGCAGAAACATAAGGATGTAAACCCAACCAACTGTCCGGGAGCCAATTTCCCCTTTGACGCTATTGTAAACGGAGAAACAGACCGCTGGGTAAAGGATAGTACAGGCTGGTGGTATAGACACGCAGACGGAAGCTATACAACGAATGGATGGGAACAGATTTCTGGAACATGGTACTACTTTGATGGCAGTGGCTATATGGTGTCTGGATGGCACTACATCAACGGAAAATGGTACTATCTGAATGAAAAACATGATGGTACCTTTGGGGCAATGAAAACAGGCTGGCAATATATTAACGGAAATTGGTTCCACCTGCGGGAAGATGGAACCATGATGGAAAAAGAATGGTATAAAGATGAAAACGGAAATTGGTTCTGGCTCAAAGAAGGCGGCTATATGGCACGCAATGAGCTTGTTTGGATTGGCAGTGAATTGTATGCGTTTCTGAATGACGGGCACATGGCTCATACGAATGACAGAGGGGTGTTAGTATAATAAAAAACATCTCCCCGGTTGCTTCCGGGGAGAAAATATTGTATCATCTTTATAGAAAAACTAGGTGTTAAAATTTATTAAGGTAAAATCGTAAGTTACATAAAATATACAAAAAACCCTTTTCACTCAGTATTTATAAGGCTTTTTGAATACATCTAAATTGGCTTAATGAAATTTTCAGACCCCGTAAATCCTTTATTTACGGGGTTTTTTCATGTCTAAAATCAAGAAAAATGGTGTTGATTTTGAAACGTAATATACAAGCAATATACACATAATATACAAATTATACATCTGGAATTTGTATTTTTTGCAATTCTGCTAATAACTCAGACGGCAGCTTATGAGTATACGTTCCTTTGGTTATATCGGATACGGAATGCCCCATGATGAGTTTTATATAATAGTCATTTAAATTGTATCTATCTGCCAAAGTAGCAAAGGTGTGTCTGGTATCATGTGGTGTGTGGTCTATTTGTAATTCTTCTATCAGGTTCTTCCAGATTGTGTTCCTAAATAGGGTATAGTAGTAAGCGCCACCTTTGGTGTTTGGAAACAGATATTTATTTCCCTTCCTGTAATATCTCTTAAAGAATGGCAGGATAGCGTCGTGGATTGGAACGACTCGGTCTTTTCCGGCATCTGTTTTCATTCCACAGATAACGTACTGTTCTTCAAAATTTATATTTTTATTTTCAATGTTCAAAAATTCTGATGCACGAAGTCCTGTGTAAATCATAATCAGGATAATATCCACATATAGAATATCTTTCTTTTTCCAAAGCATCGCTATTTCATCTTCTGTGAAAGGTTTATGTATCTTTTCTTTTGTTTCTGTATAATCCCAGTCACATAAATTTGCAACGTTTGTATCTACATATTTTCTCTTTATAGCGTACTCATACACTTGTGATAGGACTGTTTTTGTCATGACAACAGTGGAATTAGATTTTGAGGATACACTATCTGCTATTTTCTGTATGTCATCTGTCTGGATATTCCTGATTTTCCTATTCTCTATATCCGTAAAACGACTGTATGCAAGGTTATAGTTTCTTAAAGTACTGGAAGAAGGTGCTTTTTTTCTGGCTTTTTTATATTCAAGCCAAGCTTCATATACCTCTTTAAATGTGGGCTCTTTTACGAGGCTTGTATGCTCTTTTACAGGCATTCCGGAATTGTAGTTAGCCAGGAACATATTTGCTTCTTTGGACTTTTCAAAATATCCCAGATACTTGAATTGCTGCCTAAAACGTCCATTCACCTCCTTGTATCCATTGGTTACTCTTACTGCATAGGGTTTGCGGCGGTTCTTACCTAGATAGACAACAGAGCCGTAGCCGTTTGGATTACGCATAAAATCATCTCCTTTTTTAATTTTGAGTATAAAAATAACAGCCATCGAAAATATGTTCCGATTGCAAGGCTGTTCCGAAGATGATACAATATATCTGCTAAAAACTCTTGTATATCTTCGGATATATATTAAGCCGTTCCTGTTGGTAGCAGGGGCGGTTTTTCATATTTGACAAATACATTTCCTTGACATATAATATACTTAACAAGGGAGCCGGAAGGTGACTGCACTTCACCCGTCCCGGCGAATAAGTTTTAAACTATTAGGGAATAGCCGTCTACTTTTCTCAGGAGCAGGACGGCTATTTCTTATGTATGTAATTCAGAATTACAACAATCAGCAAGGCCGTGCTTACGATTAGGCTTAATTCTTCGTATGTACTCATAATAATCACCGCCTTCCGTAAGGTCTCGGAATAGGTGAGAGCACGTCCCCCAGCTCCCTGGGTAAGTATATTATATTTTCAAGGTGTTGCCCCTGTGTTGACAGGGGCGGGGTTTCTTTAATTATTCTTCATCAAAATCCTCAGATACATATGTGCTGGTATAATTTGAATTAGAGGACTGAGATTGCCTAAACTCTTCCGCTAGCATAGTTCTGTTAAACTCTGCAGTTGGTTCAATTTCCGTTACAAGATTTTCCAATTCATCTATATTGGTGTAGAAGAATTCTTTTCTCATATTAACTTTATTTACACGCTTATCATTCAAAATAGTATGCAACTTATTTTCTAATCCAACAGCATCATCTGAGAAAATAAAACTATGAACATCGAATTTGAATGGAACAGAAGCATCACCCAGTTCATTCACTCTATCTTGAGGATTTAATCTACGAGTCATTCCTACTTTAAATACATTTTCTCCAAAAGAACCTAGATTACTTATGATATATACATTTCCAGCTTTTCCATTTGCAAGATTTGAAATTTCTTCTTTTTTCAAAATAACAGAAGATAATTGGTTTTGTAATTCAAGAATACGTGCATTTAATTTTTCCAGCTCTTCATCTTTAGAGGAGGCTATTTGTTCTTTTAATTTTTCTATTTCGGCAGTGTATTTTGATTCTTCTTTTTCAACTTTTTTACGCTCAACTTCAAGTGCTTTGCGTTCTTCGGCTTCTTGTCTCATCTGCTCTTTGAGTGCTAATTGTTCCTGACGAGCCTGCTCTTTTTTTACGTAATAATTATATTCTATTTTAACAGCGTTGATAAAAAGATATTCAATTTCACCAATGAACTTTGAAAGTGTGCCAGCTATGCTCTGATTTCCTTCGCCAGCAATCTTTAAATATTTTTGAGTGACTGTTTTTACATCATCAATAGATTTATCAAGTTTTTCATATTTAAGATTGTAAAGAATATTTTGCAATTCAGCTCTTAATGCAATAACCATTAATTTATAAATAGCCTGATTTGCTTTTGTTGTATACCTAGCCGAATATTTTTCAAGTACAGAATTAATTTGTTTGTCATTTTCACGATATGCTTTTCGTAAATCCTTCACATCCATACAGTGGAGTTTCAGTATTACAGAAGGACTAATCTCTTCCAGAGAACTTAAATCATTTTGCGGAAGTTTTATAGATGATTGGGCTGGTTCGTAATTTAGATAATTGTCGAATGTATAATTAATAGCTTTAACAAGTTCTTTGGAACGATTTAGCTTATTGATTTGTGTTTTATTGTTCTTAGCAAGTCTTAACTCCTCGTTGGATAGAGTGTTAATTTCTTTAGAAAGATTCTCGATTTCAACTGTTTTTGCAGATATTGTATCATTTAAATTCGAAATTGTTTTGTTTAAAGAAGTTTCTTCTTTTACTTTTTTAGACTCATATTCAGAGTGTAGATATTCTATCTTTTCCTTGATTTGAAAGTAGTCAGCAGCACCTAAACTATCCAATTTTTGATTTAATTGATCATTTTCCTTTTTCAATTGTTCTATTTCAGATTTATAACTGTTGATTTTAAAAATATCAAATAATCCCATTAAAATTTCCTCCCTCATTTGTAAATTTTTCAAATGCAAATAGTTGATTAACCGTGTGCATAAAACTCAATAGATTGTATATCTTCTTTATTAAAATCTTCGTTCAAGATATGAAATAATTCATGTTTATACACTTCTAGTTGTTGTTCGTAGTTTAGATGCGCATCAATCAGAATAGTGTAGGAACCATCTCTATTTTTATGCACGCTACCTTTTACTCCGAAAGGATTGTCTATAATTAAGACGTTAATATCAGGCATAAAATCACTCCCCATCATGATATTCTTGGTTTTCTAATTCTTTAATCATGTTGTAATATGCTCTAAGCCTTTGGGGTGTGGAATTTTTTGTGACATCAAAGAGCATTTTCAAGTCTCTATTATTAAAAATAGTTTGAGCCATTTCTGCAGTTTCATCATTAAGGTAATACTTTTCACCGCCTTCTTTTTCTTCTCCGGTCATCAGATATTCTAATGACACTCCAAAATAATCAGCAATTTTTTGAAGTTTATCTTGTTTTGGAGTACTAATACCTCTTTTCCAATCGCTTAAGGTTGACTGAGAAACTCCGGTTTCTTTACTCACTTTATACGGAGTGATTCCATGCTCTTGTAATAATTTGCTAAAAATCTCATACATAATTTGTTTACCTCTCACAAAAAATAAAATACTAAAGAAATCCGTTGTAAAAATATTGACATTAAAGGAAAACAGTAGTATAGTATGAGCATACACAAGAAAACCGATGTATTTGTTTGGTGTATGCTACGGGAATATTATAATTTATCTGGTAAATAAAATATATCATAATTCCGTAGTAATTTCAATAAAAAAAGTACGGAAAGGCGGTGTAATAGTGTACAAAAAATTCGAGAAGCTTTTGGCAGAAACGAACAAAACTACATATAGAGTATCAAAAGATACAGGAATTGCTCAATCTCTGCTATCGGATTGGAAGCTAGGAAAAATTAAGATGCTCGGTGCAGACAAACTTAAAATCCTTGCTGATTACTTCGGCGTAAGTATTGAGTATTTCTTAGAGTAGGAGGAATATATGGACAAAAAATACGTTACCTATGAATTGTCTTTAATTCAAGAAGTCATGCACTTTTTAAATGAAGTGAATACGGACAAATCAAAGAGATTGTTAAGAAAAATGATTTGCCCGAACCCACGAAAAGAAATGTCGGAAGAAGAAATTCAAATTAGATGTATGACGAACCAAGAAAGATTAGCGGCTCTTTACGGTTCATCTCTTCCAAAAGACTCAGATGCTTTAAAGACTTTAAGAATGCTATGTGAGTCAACAAAATCTGAAAATTGCAAATAAATCGTTTCGCAATCATTTTCAGAGTAAGGAAGTAAACTTATATCATCAACCTCCAGTTCCCAAATGTAATTATTGATATTGCGAAAAGATGCGGTGAACTTTCGGAGGATAGATGCAAATTCGAACTTTGAGCATTTTAAAGTAGAAAAATCACAGTAGATGAAATAATTCATAGGACAACATCTCCTTTCATAATACTCGGCATGGCAGTGCCTGTAAAACAAGTATAGGAGATATATTAGGAAAACACAAGACAGGAGGTAACTATATGAACATGATTAGAGTTGACCCTAAGGTAGCAGCGGAAGAGCTGGGAATGGATGTGATTTCACTCCATCATTTAATGCGCCAGCAGAGACTTCCGATAGGGGTAGCAATTAAAAAAGAAGGAAAGAAGCGCTGGTCTTATTACATTTACAGAAATTTGTTAGACCAGTATAAAGAAAATGGAGGAATACGTCATGCACAGTGAAAGCTTAACACAGGCAATCTTAGGAACAGCGCTGTTATTTAATACAGTGTTTGAAATTCCGGGTGATATGTCTTTAGCCGGACAGATATTCGGAGTGGGAATTGTTACATATATGTTGTTCTGGTCTATCGAAAAAGTAAGGGAATGGGAATTGTTATTAAAAAAAGCCCGCAGAGATAGAACTCATGCGGACTAGGGAATTTAATTAACTATTCCAGTATAAACAAATAAGGAGGAAATGTCAAGATGTTAGAAATTGAAGATATTACAGAATTGCCATTTGACAGTAAGGGCGAAACAAAATTGATAGTGATAGATAAGTACGATTACAACAAGTTTGTTGAGAACACTGCAAAGTTAAAAGCAATCGAAAATCTTGCAAGAGAAGATGAAGTAGTAAGCGGAGATGTGATTTTGGCAATTTGCGGAGTATCAAGAAAAATGGCATATGGGTTTAAAAACAAGGAAAATGAGGAGGAAAAATAAATGGCAACGTTATATGAAATTGACGAGGAAATTTTAAACTGTGTGGATATGGAAACAGGAGAAATAATTGATGTTGAGAGACTGGGACAGTTACAGCTTGCCCGTGACGATAAAGTTGAAGGGATTGCCCTTTGGATTAAAAATCTGCTCTCAGATGTAGATGCAATCAAGTCAGAAGAAGAAAAACTGGCACAGCGCCGGAAAGCAAATGAGAACAAAGCAAAGAACCTAAAGGAGTATTTATCTAAATTTTTAAACGGACAAAAGTTCAAGACTCCAAAAGTAAGTATTTCTTACAGAAAATCAGAGTCTGTGGAAGTAACAGACCTTTCAAAATTAGACGATGATTACCTGAAATTTGCAGAGCCAACGGTGGATAAGACAAAAGTAAAAAAAGCATTGAAAGCCGGCACTGTATTACAGGGAGTTTCCTTAGTCGAAAACCAGAATATTCAGATTGGATAGGAGATTTGAGATGAAAAAAGATAATAAAATCCATATTCCGGGCAGGAAAGTCGCAATAAATGAACAGGGAGTGATTAAGCTTACACCGGAGGCATCAGAAGCTCTGGCAGAGGTCGTGAATGAGTCCACCATGAGTGTAAAACAGGTAGCTAGCTGTATTATTTTACAGGCTATTCGTAATAATTTAATCGTATTTGACAGAGAGGAGTAAGGGTATGAGTAAAGTAATTGCAATTATGGGAGAATCCGGATCAGGAAAGACAACTAGTATGAGGAATCTTAATCCGGAAACAACCTTATATATTGACTGTGATAAGAAAGGGCTTTCATGGAAAGGATGGAAAAACCAGTACAATACAGCAAATAAAAATTATATCCGCACAGACCTGGTGCAGATGGTTATGAATGCATTACATAAAGCAGATAAAGAATGGACAGATAAGAAAGTGGTTGTGGTAGATACCATCAACGGACTTATGGTTGCGGATGAAATGCGCCGGAGCAAGGAGAAAGGATATGACAAATGGGTTGATCTAGCAGCCTGTGTCTGGGATTTAGTGTGCTATGCCCATGAGCTTAGGGAAGATTTGACTGTTATTTTTACAGCCCATACCCAAACGGACCATGATGAAGCAGGTTATATGTTTACCAGAATAAAAACTTCAGGGAAGAAGCTGGATAAGATTTGTTTGGAGTCTAAGTTTACAACTGTTCTTTTGAGTAAATGCGTCGATGGTACATATAAGTTTGAAACTCAGGCGAACAATAGTACCGCAAAGTCACCTATGGGCGCTTTTGACTTACCGGAAATTGATAATGACATTGTAGAAGTAATCAAAGCATTGGAGGAATTTTAAGCATGAATAAACCGAATAATTATGAAAATACACAGGCAGCAGGAGAATTTACGCCGGTAGAGCTGGGAGGACATAAACTTGTTATTAAACAGGTAAATGAAACAAAATCAAAGACAGGAAAACCAATGATTGTTGTATTGTTTGACTTTGCAAGAGATGACAAGCAGCCGGGATATTTTGAAAAAATGTTCCGAGACGATATCCGCCCAGATAAAAAATGGCCAAATCAGGCAACGCAGTATATTTTATCGGAAGATGAAAATGGGAATTGCAGCCGTTCTTTTAAGACATTTATAAGTTGCGTAGAACATTCTAATAATGGGTTCGTGACACAGTGGGGAGATGGATTTGAAAAACAATTTAAAGGGAAAATGATTGGCGGAGTGTTTGGTCCGCAAATGGATTATTATGACGGAAAAGAAAAAGAGAAAAGAGTGTTACGATGGTTCGTTTCCATGGACAAGGTTGCTGATGCACCAATTCCGGATATGTCAGAGACACGTGCATATAAAAATCATCTTGCGGGATATAATCCAAACGCAACTCCTGCGGGGGACGGATTTATGAATATTCCCGACAACATTGATGAAGAACTTCCATTTAACTAGGCGGTGATTTCATGGATATACAAATTGACTCAAGGGAGAAAGCAAGAGCAATTCGAAAAATCATCAAAACCTTTGACGAGCAAGGAATAAAACATTTTTCCAGTAAATTATTGGTTGGGGATTATATGTCTTTAGACAATCCCCGGCTGATTATTGATCGGAAACAAAATCTTCAGGAATTGTGTGGAAATGTCTGCCAGCAGCATGAAAGATTTAAGAGAGAGTTATTAAAAGCGATGGATGCAGGAATACAGCTTGTGATTTTAGTGGAGCATGGGGCGGATATTAAGAGTTTGGAAGACGTATATTTCTGGAAAAATCCAAGAAAACATGAAGTTCGTTGGAGAGTTGTAAACGGAAAAAGAGAGAAGTACGTGGTATCTGCCAAAGCAGTAGACGGAAACCAACTCTACAAATCTCTTTGCACGATAAGAGACAGATATCATGTTTGTTTTGAGTTTTGCGAGAAAAAAGACACAGGAGCAAGGATTGTAGAAATTCTGAGTAAAGAAAATGACAAAAGACGACATTAAAAGAACATATAGTATGGTATCCGTTATTGGAAGATATGGTTTTCATCCGAACCGGACAGGATTTATTTCCTGTCCCTTCCATACAGGTGACCGTACAGCTTCCATGAAGATATACGAAAAAGATTTCCATTGTTTTGCCTGTGGAGCACACGGAGATATTTTTGAATTTATCATGAGAATGGGAAATTGCAGTTTCAAAGAAGCTTTTGCAATTTTAGGAGGGACGTATGAAAAGCCGACGTTTTCCTCTAAATTGGCTGTCTATCAGTCGCAAAAAAAAATAAAGATGAAGCAAAAAAAAGAAGACAGAGAGATGCAGGAAAAAGTTCTTAATGTGGAGAAAATCCATATTTTACAACGTACGCTGCAACATGCAGAACCACTTAGTGATATATGGTGTGATTGCTATAATCTCCTGCAAAAAGAGCTGTATAAACATGCAGAATTAAACGGGCTGGAAAGTAGGTGGTGATGTGGTCCCGTTAAATGAATTGACGGCAGAAACAATTCTGTCTAAAGAAATACTATCAGAAGTTTTTGACCAGGAAGACGAACTTTACAAGGCGGAGTTGCTCGCATCTTTGGGACTCAGGGCATCACAGCTCCGGGTAAAAACAGAATTTAAAGAAATGGTTGCTGCCTACAAGAAGGTGGAAAAAGAGATAAGAAAGCAGGAGCAGGAAAATAAAGTACCATGCCTTTTGGAAAATTGGACAAACTTTACAGGACCGTATGAAAATATGAAATGTAAGACTTGGATTGCTTCAGATGACGGAATTTACCAATACAATTCCAATCCAAAAGCACCGGATTTATTGGCCTGTTATCATCCGATACTTCCGGTGGAGCGATTTAAAAATCTGGAAACCGGGGAAGAACAGATTAAGCTTGCATATAAACGATCCGGAAGATGGGAAGAAATCATTGTGCCGAAGACTTTAATAACATCTGCAAATAAAATCGTAGCGCTGTCTGCAAGAGGAGTAGCTGTTACATCAGAAAATGCCAGGCATTTGGTGCGCTATTTATCAGATATTGAAAATTTGAATGATGAAAGCATAAAAGTACAGCGTTCTACGTCAAAATTAGGCTGGATAAAAGAAGCCTTTATTCCGTACAACACAGAAATCATGTTCGATGGAGACAATCGTTTCCGGGATTTATTTGAAGCAATACAGGAGCATGGTTCAGAAGAAAAATGGACGGGGCATATAAAAGAATTAAGAGCATCTAAAAGAGCAGAAGTGAAGTTTATGCTTGCTGCATCTTTTGCCAGCGTTCTTGTAGGCTTACTTGGGGCTTTACCGTTTTTTGTAGACCTCTGGGGAGAAACGGAAGGAGGTAAAACAGTTTCTTTAATGGTTGCTGCATCTGTCTGGGCAGATCCGGGAGAAAGCAGATATATTGGTGACTTTAAAACAACCGATGTAGCATTAGAAGCAAAGGCAGATATGCTAAATCATTTGCCTATGATACTGGATGATACCAGTAAAACATCTTCCAGAATACGGGATAATTTTGAAGGAATTGTATATGACCTCTGCTCCGGAAAAGGAAAAAGCCGTTCCAATAAAGAACTTGGGATTAACAGGGAAAACCGCTGGCAGAATTGCATCTTAGTAAACGGAGAAAGACCTCTAAACAGTTATGTCAATCAAGGAGGGGCAATTAACAGAATTCTGGAAGTGGAATGTGGAGAACGTATATACCAGGATCCACAAAAGACAGCAGATATTGTAAAAAGGAATTACGGGTTCGCAGGAAAGCGTTTTGTTAAAATTGTAAGAAAACTGGGAGTTGAAGAAATAAAGGAGATACAAAAAGGTTTCCAGAAAGAATTATTTGACTCTGATAAGATGCAGAAGCAGGCAATCGCATTATCTATTATTCTTACGGCGGATAAGATTGCTACAGATTACATATTCAAGGATGGGCAATATATTTCCCTTGAAGAAGGAAAGAAGGTTCTGGTTGATAGAGCTGCACTTTCAGACAATGAACGTTGCTACCAGTATATTCTTGATAAAGTCTCCATGAATGGACAGAGATTTGATATGAGTACCGGATGTGAGAAATGGGGAGCTTTTGAAAATGGATATGTTGTTTTTTATGGACAGGCATTTGAAGAACTGTGTAAGGCAGGTGGATTTTCTAAAAAATCATTCCTGTCATGGGCAGATAAGGAAGGGCTCATTCAAGCGCAGGGCGGAAGGCTTACGAAAATAAAGAAGATAAATGGAGTATCGCACAGGTGCGTGTACCTAAAGTTGGACAACGACATTAAAGTTGATGCAGATGGATTTATGGAGATAGACGAAAGTGTACAGGAAGAGCTACCATTTAAGTAAAGGTTACCCAAGTTACCCGGTTACCATGCCTTCTCTATATAGAATAAAAAAAATATTCTACATTTTATAGAAAATAATAAAAAATGTTTTTTTTATATAGAAAAGCAGTGGTAGCTTTGGTAGCCGATATGAAAAAGTCTTAAAAACCCAGTGTTTATGCGGTGTTTTAGTGTTACCCAATATTGGTAACGAGAGTTAAAAAGTGGTAGTCATTGGTAACAAGGAGTATGAAAATGAAACAAGAAGAACTGAAAGAATATTATAACATCTATACAGATGCGTGGAAATTATTTAAAAAATTTTCTTCTCCGGATAGAACGATAGTATTTTGGGAGAATTATACGGCAGAAGTAGAAATGTTAGATAGAAAATATAATGGTTCAGAATTATTTCGAAAAATTGTAATTGCTACGACAGCAGAGTTAGAGAGGATAGAAAGGGAGATTAAACATGAACCGCAAGGAGGAACAATGGCGAAATGAGGGTGCAGCTTATGCACTCAGGATAGCGAAAGAAAAAGGAGTTGAAGGGTTAGAGACAGATTTGCGTTGCAGAGGCATCTGCGGAATATCTGTTGTGGTCCCAGAAGCACATCTTAAAAACATGTATTTGGTGCTACTGCATAGATTGTCGGACACCATTAGAACATTGGCTCTATGGACGTTATACGAGGACTACGGATGGAGAGGAAAACGTCTGAAACAATACATAGAGCGGATGTTAAAACATACCATGATTTGCGATAGTTGGGACAATTACGCAAACAGATACATGAAAGTTTCCGACATGATGAAGGAATTGGAAGAAAAGTGCGGTGTTGAAACTGCATGGCAGGAGATGGAAAGCAATCTAAGAGAAGCAGACAGCAAGAATAGATATATTTCCGTAGATTTGGCAGTAAAAACACTTTTAGACGCAGGATATGAAGAACCTGCCGCACTGGTAATGAAAAAGTGGCAGGATAATAGGGAGGAATAGAAAATGAAAAAATTTGAATTAACAACAGACACAAAAATGTTTTTAGGGAGAAAATTATTTAGAATTAAAGCACTTATCTCTTTTGGAAATGTAAGAGCAGGAGATATGGGCGGATATATCGAAAAAGAAGAAAATCTAAGTCAGTCCGGCAATGCTTGGGTGTACGGCGATGCTTGGGTGTACGGCAATGCTAAGGTGTCCGGCAATGCTGAGGTGTTCGGCAATGCTAGGGTGTTCGGCAATGCTGAGGTGTTCGGCAATGCTGAGGTGTTCGGCAATGCTGAGGTGTTCGGCAATGCTTTGGTGTCCGGCAATGCTAGGGTGTCCGGCAATGCTAGGGTGTTCGGCAATGCTTGGGTGTCCGGCAATGCTGAGGTGTTAGGCAATGCTTTGGTGTCCGGCGATGCTGATTATGCAACAGCAAGCGGATTTGGTTCAGAGTACCGGACAACAACATTTTTTAAATTAAAAAATTCCGATGAAATCGGAGTAAGATGCGGATGTTTTTACGGAACACTCAAAGAATTTAAAGAAATAGTAAAAGAAACGCATGGAGAAACGAAGAAAGCAAAAGAATACTTGATGCTTGCAGATTTAATGGAATATAGATTTTCCGAGGAGAAAAAGGCATGAAGAAATCTAATTTAATCCCCAAACAGAAATACGTCCGCAGAAGAACTGTAGATGGAAAGAAAACAGAAAGCATTATGGAATGTATCCAGATTACACCAGCAGGAGGGATTTTCTTCTGCGGTGGGAATTTGGAGAAGCTTACGGATAAGGAGATAGAGGAGGAACTGTGTAATGCAAAACAATCTTAAAGTAGGAGATACTATCCAGTGTTACAACACGGAGGATTGTATAAGGACTATGCAAGAACTTTCTAAAGAAGGAATTATGACAGAATTCCTATATGAGAAAGATGGAGAAACAGGGTTATGGCTAGAAATAGAGAAGGTGATGGAAGATGGACGAGAAGAAAGTTAGAGAAGCAATAGAACTCATTAAAAGCAAAATTCGCATTTTAGAGAAACTCGAAAATTATGGAAGTGCCATAGAAGAAAGAAAGAAAAAACATATAGGATTATATAATACAGCAATCGAAGCACTGGAAAAGCAGTTGGCGAAGAAATCGATAGAAATCAATGACGCTTACACTCCTAAGATTGGAGAATTTAGAGTAGCCAAATGTCCTAATTGTGGACACGAAGTATCAGATAGATTTGATATATGTTTGGAGTGCGGACAGAAACTTGATTGGTCGGAATAAGTCAATGCGGAAAGGTGGAAGAGGCATGAAAAATAAAAGAGTAAGCTGTAAAGGAAATGCTGCGGACATCTCAACTTGTGAATACAATTCTGCTTGGATTTGCAAACATCCAAAATGCAAATCTATTGTATTAACATCTACGATGTATGGGGCAAGACCAAGTGGATGTCCTAAAGTAGACGAATGGAATAGGAGAGTGAAAGAATGAAAGAAAAGAAATTATATACTTGTGAAATCTGCAACACTGATTATGCGGATAAAGAAAAGGCTAAACAATGCGAAAAAGGGCATAAGATGTTAGAGAAAGCAACGCTTGTTACTGGTATATATAAACCTATTTCTATGCTACCTAGTGGAGAGCCTTATAAAATTCGTGTGAAATTTCCGGGAACAGATAAATTTATAGAATACAGAAGGTAGATTTGTTGGAGGTGAGAAGAGAAAAATGAAAGTATTAGAGAAGGTTTTGGAAGAGATAAAAGAAGCGACATTTCAAGAAGATGCGCCTATTTATATGGGTGACATGGAAGTGGATGGATATGTGCGAGCAAGCAGGATAGAAGAGATCATTCGTTCTCACATGGATGATGGTAAGGACATAAATGCCGGTAGCAAAAGTGATTGGATACCATGCAGTGAGAGGTTGCCTGAAAAACCTGTATTTGGCGAAGATTCGTATATTGTTCAAACAAATAATATAATAACCCCATTCTCTGCTTTTTGGGATGGAGAAGAATGGACAGACGTAAGTGATGACAAAGTAAAAGGGGTAATTGCATGGCAGCCACTTCCAGAACCATACAAAGGAGGAAAAGAAAATGAATAACTGTGGGAACTGTATCTACAATGATGACGGCTTGTGTGATAGAAAAGGATTTTTAGTAGAAGACGAAGATACTTGCGATAAGTGGAGTGAAGGGCAAACAGAATGGGAAGGTGAAAAGTAAATGATGAAAAACGCTTCAGGTGCGCCTG